ATTCAATTTGGCTGGTGAAATTACATCACGACCCATTGAATCAGTTTGCAATCCTTTTTTGGCTTCGTTTTCAAGATATTTAAGTGTTGCGCCTTGCAATTCTTTCATGGCGTTTTGGCCATCTTTTCCGCTTGTCAATAAAACACGACGCAAGAATGTCACTTCTTCTGGTGTTGCATTCAGAATAGACTTTTGAAAAGCCTCACTGGCCGCCACTTTTGGGTCATCTTTTCCTTTAACAGTTGTGAGCAAATTTGCAACAACTGCACGACCTTCATACTTACGAGCTTGCTTTTCACGCAAAGAACGAGCTTCTGCATACAGTGGGCCAGCTACATCTTTTGTTGTTTCATCAATCAAAGATTTAATTATGGCTGATTCACGTTTGTTCACAATGTCGTAATCAGTTGATGCGCTGACTTCTTTACGCAATTGCTCCAACTGTTTGACATTTGTATCCAATGGAGTCAAGTTTCCATCTGCATCTTGTTTGGCAATGCCAAGTTTGACTGCATATTGCTTTGCAGTATCAGGAATGGCAGAGGATGGGACGCCAGTTGGCTTGCTGTTCAAATAATCAAATAAGGTTGTAATTGTTTCTTGCTCACCATACTTAATAGTTCTTGGCAAAGTGAAATCAACAGGAGCTAATGCCTCCGGTGAATTGTCAGCTTTTGTGTAGGCAGCAGAAGTCTTTGCTTTAGCACCTTGCCAACCTTTTGACAACGCATCAATCACCACATTGCCAGTAGCAGCAGGGCCAATGGCGGCTGTTTGTGCGCCAGTCATGTCAATCAAAGCATCAAAGTTCTGAAGTGCTTGTAAATTGTTTAATTCTGCACGTTCACGCAAAGGCGCACCTAATGGGCCTTTAATCTGTTCTTTCTCAAATGAAAGCTGACCTGCTTCACGAGTTGCAGCACCCTTGGTTAAGTCGATAGGCACTGGCAAGCCTTGAGCAGTTGTGACTCGTTGTAATTCCATTGGAGTGGCGGCAGCACCTACGCTTGTTCTTGCACCAACGCCACCTTGTACTTCTTCACCAGTAAATAAACCACGAATTGCTGATTTACCACGTTGTGCGGCTTGTGCGGTCTGCTCTGCGCCTCTTTCAACAGCTTGCAAGCCTCGTAAAGCAGTAGCCTCAACCATAGGAGTAGCTTGTCTAACTGTCTGACCAAGCATATTGGTTGGCAATGCACCAGGCAGCACTGGGGGCAACATTCCAGCAACCTTACCAATTGCTTGAACTTGCTCCATGCCTGCCTCAGTTCTTGGCATATATGTATAACGCTCTGCACCAGTAGCGGCACGTTGCTCAATGGCTCTAGCGGCTTCTCTAGTCCCAAATTTTCCCGCCATTGCTTGCTGGAGTAATTCAGACAAACCACCGCCAATAGTGCCAACCAAACCACCAGTAGCAGCAGTCCCCAAGGTTAAAGCAGTCTCACCAGCACCAATTAGTTGGTCAACAATGCCAGACTTTGGAGGTTCTGGCGATATCTTTTCAGCCATCTGAGCTTGATTCTGTAAACCCTTGGCTACTTCATAAGCCTGTGCAACAGTCTCAAACTCAGGTGTTCCTTGCTTGGCTTTGTTCTGAACAATCCAAGCCGCATATTGCTCTGCTGTTGCCATTATCGACCTCTCTGCAAAATTGCATCTGCTTGGTTCAAAATACTATTAGCTTGGGCATTAGGATTTGGATTGCTGGGGGTTGGAATCTGGTTCATCAAAGATGTTTGACCACCAGAAGCATATCGTTTGTTAACATCTGTTGCTACACGAGCAGAGAAGTCGTTAAAAGTCTCGCCTGGTCGAACTGTAAAGTCGCCAGCAACAAACGTTCTGCCCGATCTAGTCAAAGTCCCATTGTTTTGAGTCAGCCAATCAGTCTTGGCATTTGCAACCGATGCGTCAATGTCTTGAAGTTTAGCCATGCCACGCAAGAACTGAGCAATTTGAGCAGAGTTTGATGTGTCTTTAGGAAATCCAGACAAAGCCATTTGAATATCTTTGTCTGTTGCAGGGCCTGGCGGCAATGATTTGATTGCGGCTGTGTTACGTAAACGAGTGTACTCTTGACGCAAAGAAGTTTCATAACCTTCTGCACCAATTGTAGATTTTGCAAATTCACTAAGGCTTGATAACTTGCCGTAGCCACCCAAACCTTCAATACGTTTGGCAAGATCGTTAAATTGATTTGCCGACTGTTTTGAGGTTGCCGCAACAATAGCACTTTCGTTAATCAATTTGCGAGTGTCAGACGGGATGTCGTTGTTTGCTTTGTTGATTTGAGCAAGTTTCTCAAGAACAGTGGCATTGGTCATCTGTGCGTCTAAGTTCAACTTAGCACCACGAGTTTTAATTTCACTTTGCACATTCTGAATGTTCCAAGTTTTTTCTTGCAAACCAAGTTCTTGTGCTCGTTGAGTAAACTGTGACTCAATAATTGCTTTCTCTGCATCTGCTGCTTTTTTGAGCAATTCAGCACGTTTAGTAGGAGTGGCGAATTGTGCCTCAGTTTGAGCAGATTGTGCTTCTGCTGCAAGTTTATTAGTTTTAGCGGCTGCTTCTTGGGCTTTATAAATGCTCTCCAACTCAGCACGACCAGCAGGGGTTCTCAACAATTGAGCCTCAACTTGATTGATGTTGTAAGTTGGAGCTGTACCAGCAAAATTCTCAGGCATTGGTGTGCCTTGATCTGCCATTTGTTCACGCTCTTGAACATCCAATGTTTGCGCTCTTCCAGGAGTGCCTGGTTGAAAAGCCTGTTGTGAAATCTGACGAGCTTGTAATGCTTCTTGTGCAACTTGTTGTCTAGCAACACGTTGTTGCATCTGGTCTGCTGTTGCCAATAACTTTAAAGCCAAATCTGGATTGCCAAGTTGACTTGCTTTTTGAGCCGCATTAGCCAAAGCAATTGGGTCTGTAATATCAAGACCACGCAACAACTGATCTTGCTGTGTAATTCTCTGAAGTTGTGGGTCTACAGCACCCAATAAACCACCGCCAGCACGGCCTAAACCAGCCGCACCAGAGTAAATCATTGCTTGCGCTCTGTCTTCAGGGGCTAACCTAGCCATCGCTATGCCTTCATTCAACGCAGATTGGCGTTGTTGACGCTCATACATATCAGGTGTTACACCAAATAAACTTCCTACTATTTCAGCCATGATCTTTGTTCCTTACAAAAATGACCCTAAGTCTTGGTTGCCAAATACATTGCCAGTACCAAAACCACCAGTTCCTAATGCGCTAAATGTGCTAGGAGGAACATATCCACCACCAGTAAAGTAGTTAGCCAATCCCCGACCCAATGTAGATGTTGGAGAACCCAAGCCACCTAAGAAAGCCGCATAAGGGTTGTTTGTCACAGCAGGGCTTGTCATCAAGTTACCTGAGATTTGTGCGCCTGTAAGACCGATACGACCCGCATTAGCACCCGCTGTAGCCGATTGTTGACCCAAGGAAGCACCCATCTGAAGTGGTTGTTGTCCAAGAGACTCAAGGTTCTGTACTTGACCCATAGCGGCTTGGTAAGGCTGATAAGCCTGTACTTGACCACCAAAGTATTGACCCAATGCTTGAGAGCCTTGACCGAGCAAACCAGCGCCAAACAAGGTGTTCTGTTGACCTTCTCGTTGAGCATTAGCCGCCAGTTGTAGTTCTTGTTGCGCTCTTGCGTTATAGAGAGCCTGTAGTTCAGGAGTAGTTGCACCCAAAGTACCACCTTGTGCAACAGAAAGACCCGCACGACCTTGTTGTTGTAGTCTGTTTTGCAGATTAGCTAATTCCATCTCACGAGAAGGTTGAAGCAACTGCATCTGCTGATTGATGTACCTTTGAGCAACATCTTGCGGAGATTGAGAAATATATTGATTACCCAAACCAAACAAGTTAGCCGCACCCGTTTGAAGTGGTGCAAATTGACTTTGAGCGTTCTCTGCTTGCGTAAGGCTATAGTTAGCCATTGTTGCAAAGCGGTCTTGCTGTGCTTTGGCTTCAGGAGTTAATTGATAACCCGCAGAAATCATCTGACCCGTAACAGGATCATATTTATACTGAGATGTACCAAAGCGAGTGGTCATCCCTACTGGTCGGAATTGAGAACCAGCAACAGCCGCTTGTGTAGCAGTGTTGACATTCTGTGCGGCAGTAGTAGCGGCATCTCTTGACTCTTGGCTTTGCAGTACACCACCTGCTAAACCTAGACCACCAGTAACTGCATCGCCAAGTAACTTAGTACCCGCATTAGTCAACAGATTAGTGCCAATTCCAGTTCCAACTTTGGTAATCAAGTCAGTTCCTGCGCCACCAATTGTTGTAGCTATGTTGCCTAAAGTAGAGCCAATATTTCCACCAACATTACCGAGTGTTGTGCCAATTGAACCAGCAACATTACCTAACGTAGAACCTATTGTTCCTGCGGCATTAGAAAGAGTAGAGCCTGCACCTGAGAGCAAGCCAGCACCAGAACCACCAGTCAAGTTAGTTAAAGTTCCAACATTTGCACCAGTAGCCAAGGCGTTAGCAAGAGAAGTAGCCCCCGCAGAACCACCTGCACCACCAAGTGCAAGATCAAGTTGAGCAAGTTCAGCCGCAGACATCCCTGCAGTTCCTGCCGCACCAGCAACTCCACCTCCAGCATTTAATAAACCTGGCAAACCAAAAAGCAATCCAGCGCCTGCCAAGAACTCACCAAAACCACTTTCTGTTTTTTGAGTCTTAAATGTGTTTAGATACTCACCTGAAGGTGAAAAGTTTTGTACATCTGTGCCAATAGCAACTTGATCATTTTTGCCACCAGTGGTTTTGTACACTTGTACATTTTCTAGTGGCCCGATGACTTCACTTTCTCCAGAGCCATAGGTTTGATATTGAGGCTGAATCCAAGTGTCGCCAAGAAGAACTGCTTGATTAGGAGGGATAGTTGCACCAATCTGTGCAGAAATCTGTCCTACAGGCGCACCAGAAGCCTCTGCTAGTTGAGCAGGACTAATCTGGTTTTGTGCCATGTATGCTACTAATTCAGCATCGCTAAGGTTAGGATTGGCTGTTAAGTAGTCAATAATTTGTTGTTTAGTCGCCATGATTTTTCCTTACAAGTCACCTGTATTCGTTGAGGGGAATGAACGTCCAGTGCCCCAGATAATTCTTACTCCGCCACTACCGCCATTGCCACCCCATGCTCCACCATTATTAGAGCCACCACCACCACCACCACCAAATGAGCCAGCCGCAGAGCCTCCGCTATAACTATTAGAGGCATCATTGCCACCAGAGCCTCCTAATCCTAATCGAGATGTTGCTGTTCCAAATGTTCCTCCAGCACCACTAGAGCCTTGGCCTAATAATCCTACGCCACCACCGCCTCCGCCCCCTTCAGAACCAGCACCACCTGCGCCACCACCACCGCCTCCGCCAGAGCCTGCTGAAGCATTTAACCCTCCAGCACTACCAGCTCCTCCATTTCCAGAGTAACCACCAGCGCCACCACCGCCTCCGCCTTGATTCCCATTTGCAACACCAGCACCTCCATTGCCGCCTCCGTCTCCAACATAAGAACCACCAGTTGAATTTATTGCGCCACCATAGCCAGCAACAACGGCTGTGCTTACGAAATAGCTATCACCACCTGGTTGAGCTGTTTGGGTGAGGGGCGGATAATTAGCGCCACCTGCGCCAACAACTACTGTATAAGTGTTGCCAGGTATTACAGAGTAGTTGTTTTTATAACCAAGTCCACCACCTGAACCGCCAGTAGAACTATTTTCACTTGATGTATTTCCACCTGCACCGCCACCAACACAAACAACACAAACAGATTTAACACCATAAGGTGCAGTCCATGTATATGTTCCTGCTGATGTATATGCGTCTTGTCCAGTAGGGGGGATTGAACCGCCAACAATAAATGAGTTAATAGCGGCAAACATTATGGTGTGTATCCTTGCGAAACAGAACCATACCAATTTGTACCATCAGATACAAAGCTAAAAATATCCATTTTCCCTGCGGTAGATGTCATCGTTGGCGTACCAAATGAATTGTACTTAACGCCAGTAAAAGTAGCAGTACCGCCTCCAGTAGATGCCGCTTGCTTTAACAACAAGATAAACGACTTACCCGCAGTAGCTGTGGGCATCGTGAATGTGCAAGCAGTAGAAGCAGTTAGTGTTGCCGTTTGAACAGTTCCACTTGTCAAAACTAATGTGTGTGAACTTGTTACAGTACCAATTGCAACAACACTCTCAACATAGTTCGTAACAGTTGGGTTTGTCAGGGTCTTGTTTGTCAGACCTTGAGTATCTGTCGTACCAACAACATCACCGCTAGGCGCAGTCTTTAGTGCAAAAGCAGCTAAATCAGCGTCATAGTCTTGCTTCGTAGCAATAGCCGTTGCAATGTTGTTAAACTCAGTATCAATCTCTGTACCCTTGACAATCTTTGCAGGATTACCAGAGGTAAGGTTATCTTTGGTTGCGAAGTTAGTGCTTTTTGTATAATCAGCCATATCTATTCCTTATCTTTTAAGATAATTTCCCATTTTTTGCTTGAATCTCTATTTTTTGAATAGAAAGTTGTGACCCGTTAATATCAGACTCATAGCCTGTCTGAACAACCTTACCCGTACCACTAGCAGATACTTTTAAAGTATTTAAAGCAACACCATCAGAATATTCTGCGACTACAGTAGCGTTAGCCCCGTATTCAGCAATGCCATATTGAGCAACACCTTGAACAGGGATGGTTGTTGTCGCACTTAGATAGTTTGTCTTGAAGTCGAATCCCCACTTAAAGATGACTGGTTGATTAGTCCCGCCAATTACAACAGTGGAAATCTTCTTTAAAACAGATGTCTGATTCACATTACCAAGGTCTGCATGGTTGGTGTAATACTGCATTCGATAAGTACTTGTGTGGTCGTTATATCCAGTATATTGACCAATGTAGCCATTCTTGCCAATATAAACAGCACCACTTCTTAAAGCAACTAAAGCCGTAGGAGTGATAGAGTCCCAAGTAGTTACTCTGCGTGATCCGTCTTGTAATGCTAATTTAGTATCAAAACAGTAAACAGACTGAGTAACAGGCATCGTCAACAGATAAAAGCCTTCTCGCTCAGAATAAACAGACTTAATGTTTGCCAAATTCTGTGAAGCAACATCACTCATCAAGTCATTGCGTACATTCTTAGACAAATCGCCTTCAGGAGCAGACTTCTCTTGAATCGTTCTCATCAATGAACGAACACCTGAGTTTGACAAGAAGATCACATCAGAACTGGTTGTCTGAACACTATCTCTTGCTAAACAACCAATACCTCCAACTGTGTCGGATATGGACATCGTAGAAGGAGTAGTTGCACCCTGATAAACAAGAATCTGACGCTTACCAAAGATAAATAAGAAACCATTGTGAGCAGCCAAGGCTTGAACTTCATCAGCACCATTAGGCCAAACTCTACTTGTGTCTAAAGTACCAGTAGTACCACCAGACCATACATGACCCGCAATTAGATCAGAGAAGCTAACAGTGACTTTATCTCCACTGGTAGAAGCCACCCACAAGCGACCATAAGCCGATATAGCAATGTTTGCACTAGGAACAGTCCCTACATAGCCAGTCTTCTCAGAAACCCGTCTATAGGTAGTTGTACTTACAGTAGGATCATA